GACGGTGCGAACGACCTCGGGAACGGGACCAGGTCCAGGCCCAGGTCCAGAATCACTGGCGACGACAGGCTTGAGCAATGTAATGTCATAAGACACCCAAAGCTGGCCGAGCGTAGTGCCCGGTGTCTGAGGCAAGCCGTCTGTCATGACCTGTACTTTGGCAAAATCGTAGAATCTTGCGTCACTGGTCTGAGTGGATTGGCTGTCAGCATCTCGAACGTACAGCTGCAGTCCGTTGCGTGCAAACTCTTTGCACTCAATCGCGTGAACGATGTTGAGGCTAGGTTTGTTGACGACAGCGAACTGGCTGTTCTCAAACGAAACAATATCGGAATATGGTTTGTCGTTTACGTTGTAGTTAGTAGCTATACCAACCGTGCCCAACGCGCCAGAACTAGTGTATTCACTAGTCATCGACTTAAACGTCAAGACCATTCCATTGATTTTGTATTGCTGATAGTTTCGAGCAATCCTACTCAGCCAAGGAAACATTTCCGTGTTAGATGGATTAATGTCCATGGTAAGGTTGTTGAAACTCAGGCCGTCACTTGGCACTGATACTGTTCTAACAAACTCCCTATGGGTGACACGAACTTCACTTGAACCGGAGCCACCAAACATTGGCACGTCTATTGAGGAGTATCCTCCTTTAGACATGGTGTTGTCTGTGACCGTGTAATCCCCGAATCCTGCGATCCGAGAAATTCCAGCTCCAAAAGCTGTGCCAACCTTCCCAGCAAAGTTAGCAAAAGAGTTGCCTCCTTGCTTTCTTTTCTTCACTGACATGGTCAAATTGTCCACCTTTTTCGTCAATTCCTTGATCCTTGCCGCAGCATTTGCATTGGCATTTGCACCCTGTTTAGGCCGGGTGCCACCTTTATTCATCCTTTTGGTCATGCTGGGCGACGGCTCCCAGCAACTCGTGGCGACACTCAATGAACGTTGTAATGAGGTCTTTGTACTCGCTTTCAGGCATCTGCACAATCTCGTCAAGGTAATTACCCTTCGTAGATATGTCGCAAACCTTACTAAACGATGCATCAAACAACATCCTTTCGGGCGTCGCTAACCAGCATTTCCACGTGCCGTCGTCCTGTCGCACGAACCTGTGAGAACAAAAAGTGAAATCAGTCCGTGACTGTTTCTCCAAACCCCGAACCGGGACTCCAATCTCCGCGTATTTACGAGCGATGTCCTCCTCGGTGTCTTCTTTGTACTTAAGCCACTCGAGGCAGTCGTCGCCCATCACAGCTGAGAGGTTTCCGATTGCTGCGGCGCAAGCAACTCGTGCCACGCCATTTGAAGATGTAGTCATCAAGCAACCGCTCCGTTGACACTTATCATCGTCGTAATCTATAAGATCACCACTATCAGTGACGTAAGGAGTGGTGGTTAAGGACGCTTTCCACCATGCCGCTGCTTTCTCAAGCACCGGATTCCTGTCTTCACAGGTAGCCAACATGTGTTCGGCAAAGATTTCAGAACAATCGCTAGAATAGTTCTTCTCCCAACCACGAACGTCAGATGCCACCGGATCCCGATCCAAAAGATTTGAAATCTCGTAGATGCAGTTTCCGATCAAATTAGCATGATATTCGTTAAATCCAATACCCTTTTTCGTAGGAAGCATTGGGTAGTGGCTGCCTTCTGCGTCGGCATAAGCGCCGAAAAAGAATCGCATAACCATCTGATCGATTAAAGAGACGTGCGAAATGATTCTGCACAACTTCTTTCTAACAGGGTGTCCCTGGTTCTTGCCGAATAGCCTGACTGGATCTCTCAGCTCCTTCAGAATCCATTGCTTCCTGTCAACTTTTAATTCGTTGAAGTCGCCTTCGAACTCTGCTATCGCCTTCACACGCTCCCACACTGACTGCTTTACGAAGCTTAAACGCTCATTTAAGATTGCGCCGTTTGTTCCGTAGGCGAGTCGGTAGGGGTATCCTGGCTTGGAGGTTTTGCACACATCTTTGACAATGTCCGGAAAAACGGTGTCAAATCTTCCCTTGAGATCGAGTCCATGTTGATCTTGGCCAAATCCGCAACTCCAACTGAAGCCAACAGCGTTGTACATTGCCGTAACAATTTCTTGTGCTTGTTTGACTTTTCCTGCTGGAAACCTGATTCCTCGGTACTGCTCTGAGTCGTGATACTCGTCGATTGATCTGAGGACATGCTCTTGGTCGAGACTGGGCCTATGGTAACCTTTTTCGATTTCTGGGAAGAGGAGCTCGAAGAGTTGTCTGACTTTGGCGTCGCCTCGGGCGACTTTTGTTCCGTCGACCTTTTTGGCGCAACTTCCGAGGATGTATCTATTTCCTTCGCGCTTTGGTTCTGTGTAGAACTGGTAGTTTGCTCTGGAATTGAAATATCCGTCGAGTTTTGCGCAGATCCACTGCACGGTGCCGCGTTCAGCCCCGTCAGCGGTCTCACGACGGGGCTCCGAAAATCCTCCTTAGTCTCAAGTTTCCTTTCGACAGCAGGAGTATCGTTCGCCTCAAACTTCTCTGCGAGAGGAGCCACCTTTGTTTTAAGCGCTGCCGCAACTTTTTCGATAGTCGCGATATTTACAAGCGTTTTCTCGAATTGAACTTTCTCTTTAGCCAGTTTCTTCGATGCGCTCGTTTTCTCGCGAAAAGCTTCGTCGGCATGCTCGCACATGATGTCGCTCTCGTCGTCACGCGTGATCTCGCAAGTCTCGGCCTTGACGAGTGGTTTCACAATGTTTTCCTCCAGCGTTGCATCCACGGCGTCAACCAATTTCTCAATTGGCTTGTCAACCATGGCGTTAGCCAATTTCTCAATTGGTTTAACATCCACAGCGTCAACCAACTTCTCAATTGGTTTAGCTCCGTCTCTCACTGCGTTTTCTTGTGTCCAGTTGTCATATTCGCAAGTTTGTGCAACATAGCAAGCCCTGTCTCTGCGTCTCTGCTGAGCTTCATAGCCTTTCCTGCCGGGATATTTGCGATTATGTCCCTGGTACTCACCACTCTTAGCCTCACGGATCACCCGTTCCCTCTCATCCCAATAATCTTCCTTAATATCGTCTTCCATCTCTTCAAAGATCAAAAAGCCATTATTAGCTCCCATTTCTCCCAAGTGTATTCCGACGAAATTAACTGTCTCGTTGCGTTTGATGAATAAGCCGCAACCGCTCCAGCCACCTTTTGTAGACACAGTGTGTCCGCCAATCAAGGGTTGATCCTTGTAAGGTGGATCTAATGAATCACCGTAGGACAGATAAAAACCATCCTCATTTCTGAGGGGATGTCCAATGCCGATAGCTTCGAGCTTGTCGGTTTCTGTGATGATCTTGTCATTAGTTTTTGCTGGAACCAGCGAAGGGTAGCCAGTAAGACCAGCTTTGGAAATCTCTGCTTGAGAAATCTCACACATCGCGAAATCTTCATCTGTCTTCTGGTTGTATTCCGTCCTAATCTTCCACTTAGGGAGCGGCACGAATCTCTGGTTGACATTGCCGTGCGTGTTAGCCGCAGAAAAATGCGTCGTGGCGTCAGCCACATGCGAGGCAGTAACTAAATACTGCTTTGTAACACCGTCTTTCATTTCAACCTGATAATAAGTTCCTTGTCCCCTAAAGATGTAGTCTGGAGTATTGCCCTTGTTGGAGTAAAACGTCACCTGCGTCCTTAGAATTTTATCGTTCAAATATTCAACCTTTGCAATAGTGTGTTCTCTTTCAGCATATGCTCTTTCGCGCTTAACTGAATTATCAACACTCGGCTCAGTTCCTTTGAATACTACGACTCCATTCAACGACACTTCGACTGTTCCATTAACACGACGAACGTCGACTCCGTCCCTAGCAACGATAACTTTGGTTTTCTTGCGGCGGAAGCTCAGCCCGTTGTAAAAATCAACGATGCTGTAATACGCCCGCGTACAAAATTTCCCAAGTTTCTCTGCATTCTTCTTAAGAGAAAAGAAGATGACGACAATCAAATAGCAAACGACAATAAACATCGCTACTAAACACAGCGCCACGCAAAGCATCTGCTGCTTGCGGAAGTCTTCTTTCAACCTCTTAACCTCTTGCTCATAATCGACAACCATTCTGTAAGAATAGTGGTAGGTTGTTTGAGCAAAAGCGGGTACGAATGTGGTCAAAAACCACATAAAATCGCCAACACGGCCACAAACACTGCTAATAACGCTAAAAAAGAGTTCAATTGATTTAAAAATCAAATCCCTCAAATCGGGTGTAGCAGCTTTCATGAATTCTCCTGCGAGTTCCGTCTTGTTGACAATGTAGTCTGTAATCTTGTCCAAAGCGTCTACGACCAAATGGTAAACCTCATGATTCTCTCGAAGTTTAACATCTGAACACAAAGGCTCGTGATAAGGACAATACTTGTTGTTGTCGTGACAGGCGCCATCCAAGTTCATCTTGGAATCGAGGCAGTCATCTTTGATGTCATCCATCCAAGTTCTGCCTACGGCTAGCGCCTGCTCCTGCTGGTAGCTGCTGTCGCAGCTTGCGGTCTGAAGAAGTGCAAAAAGCACAACGATCGTCAAAGCAGGTTTCAAAAACTTGCTGATGACGCGCTGCAACCACTCTTCGCGCTTCTTGGTGGGGTCTTTCTTCTGCTTTCGAATGTTGCTCATGATAACGCGATATCCGCGCTGAGTAACCATTCCTTGCAGGACCTCGCCGTCCTCTTCGACGATAGTAATCATCTTCATAGGCCCGGCGCCGGCTGAGTCAAGGCATTCTGACTCCAGCCCGCCCTCGTTTGAGGACGACTCAGCTTTGCCTACTGAGTTATGCCCTAAGTCCACTGCTGCTCTAACTAGAGCTGTCACGCATGCTCCACGGCACGTGACAGGTGACCCGGGAAGGGATCTAGCAGTCATGGTACCCTCGCCATTGCTGAGGGCGAGCTCCGCCTGCTGAACGGGTTGCTCTAAGGGGGCCTTTGCCCCCTCGCC